CGTCGGGAGTGCATCCTATCCAGTGGAAATTCGGGTGACGGGTGAACATGTCGTATCCGGTTCGAGGCGACAGCTTCAGCTTGGTATCATGTTCATACAGTTTCGCTATGCCGTCCTCCAGAAGGAGCCCGCAGAGCATCCTTCCGTCGGGATCTTTGGCCTCGGTCTTTCCCATCTTGTCGAGCCACACGTCTATGGGAGAGCCGAAGCGACTCATTCTGCAGACCTTGGCTATGTCCGTTGCGGTTATGCAGGTTCTTCTGAGTTCGAGCCACTCGGTGCGGTTCAATCTTCGTCCTCCGGCATTGACAGCGCGTGTTCGGCAATGGCATGACAGCTTCTAGCCATCGTAGAACGTATACCCCTTGTTTCCTGTTCTATCTCCGAGAGCCCCTGCTTCAACCGGTCGTTCTCCTCGATGGTCTTGCCGAGGGTGGCCACCATCTCCCTGTTAGCCACCTTGTGAATATCCAGTTCCTCTTCCAGATTCTTTATCCTGTCGTGAAGCCTGACCTCCTCGTTCAACTGAGCCTCATGCTCATGCCTCAACCTGTCAATCTCCCTTCCCAATGGAGTTGCCATGTTATCCCCTCCCCTCGACTATGGCATCTGCCTCTTCCAGTACCTCACAGAGCCGTTCCATATCCTTACGCCTCACACACTTCGGATCGGTTGCATCGAAGGAACAGGGGCAGTCGAACTCGTCCGGCTCTAGGGGGGGCTCACCAGCACACTCGCTTCTCCCTTTAATCACGGTGACTGCCGGACAGTCCTTACACCAGTTATTCTCGTCCACCTCAGAGAGGTAACTGTCACTCATCCGACTCATCATCTGCCACCTCCTGTTCCCTCAATGCCTTTGCCTCGTGCCACCTCTTCTTGCGGGCAACCATCCTGTTGTTCTTCTGGTATCTCTTCTGCGGCGGATGGGTATAGCCCGCATCCTTCCAGCTCTCCAGATCTATGAGTCCGTTCCGCTCCAGCCCCAGCACCAGTAGCTGTATCGTCCCGTAGCCTATCTGGTAATCGAAGTAGACCTGTATGCGCCTCTTGACCTCGCACAGTCTCTGCTGCACGGGATGGAGTTCTGTGTTCACCTTCTCGGCGATAGCCCTCCTGTCATTAGGATTGGGAATGTTAACCATCCAGTAGAGGACTCTCTTGTGTGACCCTGGCAGGTTCTCGAACTCCTCCGCCAGGATCTCATCGGCCACGTTCTCGCCACCTACCCTGCCTACGTATCCCTTGTCGTCCGTAATATCCCTCGCCTCCTTTGCAGGGAGATGCGGAGATGTTGTATCCCCTTATGACCATAGGTCTCAAGAAAATGTCTCCTGCATCTCTCCTGCCTGCGCTAACACATTCGCTTACCACTCACGGAATATAGTAGACCTCTTTCGGGAAGCCCGTATGGGTACTAAGACCCATTTTCTTATGGGTATTGAGGCTCATTATCGGGAGACAAAAAAAAGGGCCACCCCTGTCATTGCAGGAATGGCCCGTGATCGTCGGTCTATGTAAAGATGTAAGTTATTCTATCTTGCCTGCCTTCTCCAGTCTGCGGATCTCGTTCAGGAGACCCACCATGGTCCACTTCCATTCAGGGGCCTGCTCGTAGCACCCCTCCTTGAAGTGAAGGAACCCGTCGCTGTCGATGTCGAGGTCCTGGATGCTCCCCACAGGCCTGTTGGTCGCCTTCTTGGCAGCCATGATTCAAGCCTCCTCCTTCACGTAGGGGGCAATGGCGGTGCATACGGCCTTGATGATGACCTTGAAGATCATGCCGTCCACCGCCTCCAGCATGGCGTTGAGCTTGATAGCATCGTCGAGAAGCTCGGCAAGCTCGTTCTGGGCCTCGTCGTCGTTCACGAGTCCTCCCAGTTTCTCCTTCAGAGAGGCTATGGCCTGGAACCCGTCCTCCACCGCTTCGATGATGAGGCCGAGGTTCTCCCAGACCGAATCCATGCTCCACTTGTCTATGGCCTTCAGCTTCGCGAAAGCATCACTGCCGTGTTCGAGAATATCCAGTATCGTTTCCTTGAAACCTGCCATCACTTTCCTGCCTCCTTATATCCTCTCGGATAACCGTAATGGAACCCCCATCTCCAACTGAATGGAAGATACGGAGTTCCCCCGAATCTTACTCCCATGAAGAAGAGGACTCCCAGGTGGGGATGCCCCTTCCTCGCTATCCCTATCAACAGGTTCACGTCCGCCAGTATCCTGTCGTATCTATCACCGCCCCGGTAATAGCACCAGTCATGCTGCAGTCAGAGTTTCCTCAGCCATTGAGGAAGATGGTATCCGACCACGAAACATACCTGGCTTACGAAGGATCAGCCGTCGGAACTGAACTCCTTCATTCCCCGGAACCGGAAGACTCGCCAGGTCATATTTTCAGCCTTCCAACCCAAGCTACTGTCTTTTTGCTCAGCTCCTTCAGTATGTCAGATGAACTGTATCCAACCAGGATGATAATGGCGTTGCCTAGATGGCATGGAACATTGAAATGAAGGAATAGCTCGCTCATACAGATGGCCAGGGTCACACAAACCAGAGCCCCCCCAAAGTAATCCTTCCAAGAGAAGGCATCTTTATGCTTCACAAATGCTTTTGCAGTAGAACCGAGTAGGGCTAAGAAGATGTAGGCAAGGGCGTTCTTTATAATGTCGAAAATACCTGCGACTGCTGCTTTCATGCTATCCATCTCCTCCTGTTTATCCCGGCAACTCAAAGTATTCATCAATACCGAGAAGGATGCAGTGTGCCATCTCCTCCTGCCTGTTGACCGAGGAGAGCAGTTCTTCCTCCCTCTCGTTGCTTATGAACCCCATCTCCACCAGACAGGCCGGGGCCTTGGTCTTGCGGACCACGTAGAGCCTGCCTTCCTTGTCCGAATCCCCGTCCGATTCGTCCTTGCGGATCTTCATTCCAGGGAAGTGGACGTTCCACCTGTCCACTATGCACTCCGCCAGCAGGTCCCCCCTCGTCTGACCGGGAGAGGTCCATACCTCGAACCCCTCGGCCTTCGGGTTCTCCGCGGCATTGCAGTGCAGGGAGATGAAGGCATCCACCTCCATGTTGTTGGATATGTGCACCCGTCTGGAAAGAGGAACGTAGAAGTCGTTGGAACGGGTCATACACGTTTCGTATCCCTTGAGCAGGAGCTTGCTGAAGAGCAGTCTCCCCACCATGAGGTTCACATCCGCCTCCTTGAGTCCCGTGGGGCCTACCGCCCCTGGGTCCTTACCGCCATGGCCCGGGTCTATGCAGATCCTTCTCAGTGGTCTGGACATTGGGCATCACCTCCTCTACCATCTAAACTGGACCGCCACACCGTTGTGGAGCGAATCCCACACCATGAGGCCGTAGACTACGATGTTGCACGCCTTCAGGTAAACGTTACGATGCTCGGGGTACTTCTTGCAGAAAGCGTAGGAAAGGGCAATCTCCCCGGCTTTTATCCAGCCAACCTTTTGTTTGCTCGGGTGTTCGCCGTAGAGGTCGTTCATCTCGTAGAACCCGTGAGCCTGTTGCCAGTTGATATTCCCCCATTGCAAGACCTGTCCGACCACGAAACACCACCAGTCTCCGCTTTCCCACAGTGGCGTACCCGTCCAGTCCTTGCTGAAGGCGTATCCCCAGCCTATCCCCACGGCATCAGCAGCCAGATCCTCCAGGGAGAACTCCCCTCCGTCGCAGTAGTCGTAACACTCTTTGCCCAGACCGAGCCACATGGCCGTCCCCACGTCGAACTCGGAGATAGCTGCGGACACGGCGAAGTGCAGGGCCAGGTCCGAGTCGGGGCCACGGATGGCCTCAGCATCGGCGAAGGGAATACATAAAAAAAGGAGCCCTGTAAGGATTCCCAGAACTATCAGTTTCCTCACGCCTAAAACCCTATGTACCAGTTCTTCAGTTTTGCGGCACATCCGGCCAGGGGGACCACCTTCAGCTTGGCGAACAATGCCCTCGAGAAGGAGAGGTCCTGCATGTAGTAGGTCTCGTCGGTCCCCTTCACGGAGTTCCAGTCCGAGATGAAGTCCTCATCCTTGACCCAGTTGGTCCCGTCGATGGAGATCCACCCCTCCACCTTGGCGGCGTTGGTGGCACTGCCCGTGGGGTCGATTGCCCCTATGAGGCTTATCTTCCCGTCGGGGTTCTTCTCCATGTTGAACAGCTCGATTACCGGGCTCTCCACCGTCTCCCCGTCTGCCCCGCTCACGTATGCTATGGCCTGATCCTCGAAAAGACACTGACTCCTGAATCCATTGAAAATCTCCGGTGCGCTCATGACCGATACCTCCTCTTAAAGTTTGACCGAGCCGAGGGTGTACTTACCCTTTTTATTGCTCCGGCCCTTGTTGGCGTAGTTCCATCCGAGCAGGGTCTCTATGACACTGCCTATTTCCTTTTCATCCAGCCTCGCCACATCGAGCCCTCGTTTCGGCCCGGTGTAGGGAAGGCCGTGTATGAGTGCAAGGGACTGGTAGAGTGACACCAGAGTGTCCATGTCCACCTCGCCCTTGGCTATGTCGTCGATGGACCTGAAGCCACCCTCCACCAGCTTGGCTATGGGCTCGGAGCCGGATCTGAAGCCCTCTATCTTCCCCGTGACCACCTTGCCGAAGAGAGGTATGGAGGACAGGGGCTGTCCGGTCATGGCGTAGAGCCACTCCTTCCGGTCCTTGGGCATCTTGCCGTCCTTGATGTAGTCCATCATCATCCCCGCTGTCAGAAGGGCCACGGTGTAGGAGAGGGCATGGCTTATTTCTCCACCCTCCCCCTTGCCGGTGACGGCCTTCTTGGCGTATCCATAGACATCGTGGGTGGTCATATTCCACACTTGATTCAACTGGTTGGTGAAGACCAGATATATATTGAGCCACTCGTTGTTGGTGGCCAGCATCCGTGGAAGGTCCTTGGCCTTGGCGGCGGGCTGTGTCAGAAGGGTTATCCTCTGGGCCTGCATGGCCGCATCGGTCTCGGAGAGCCCCTGAGCCAGTCCCTTCTTATAGACCGCGTTCCAGCCGAGCATGGTGACACATTTGTCCATGGCCACTATGCCCCTCATGCCTATGATGCCCACCTTGCCCACGATCTTCTCCCAGTTCTTCAGGTCTGCAGCCTTGACCTCCTCGAGGACACGCTCTATTCCACGCTCCTTCATCTGAGGATCCAGCCGATAGATGTTCTCCATGGTCTTCACAGGATTGTTCATGAAGTCCCAGGCGGAAGCCAGGAAGTGCTGAGGTCTCGCCGCCACACCGTAGAAGGCCAGAGAGGGGACCTGTTTGGCTATGGTGAGAAGGTTGTAGCCCAGATAGGCCATGGCCATGTTCCTCTTTATGGTACGGGCAGCTACATTCATGGCATCGTGACTCTTGTACCAGTCGGGTATGGCCACCCTGTTGGCGTAGTCACGGAGCACCCTGAGATAGTCGTCGCCGTACCTCTGCCTTATCCCCTCCGCCACCGACGGAAGGTTCGCATCGTTGGGGTCTCCGAGCATCTTGTGTATCTTCCTCACATGGGCTCCGTGGGCTATGAGATGTTCGTTCTCCATGACGGACTGGTTCCAGTTCTTGTAGAGGCCGAGCCGTATGGGAGCCTGTTCGTCACCCTCGGCATATTCCACCCTGGCATGGGAGGAGGACCTCTTCGCGTAGGACTTCTTGAGGCTGCTCATCCGCAGGATCTCGTCCATCCTTTCATCCATGATGTCCGTGAGGGCGTTGCCGTTCTTTCCCTTGTGGCCGAGGCGGTACATCTTTCCTATGTAGTTCTGCTCCTCCTCGAGGGAGATATTAGCATAGTCCTTGAGGAAGTCCCTGAACCTGCCGAAGTTGTCTCCGTAGTCGGCCACCATGGCATCCAGGATCTTCCTGTAATGGGGGACCCTCTGCCTCAGTGCTTTGATAACCGACTGTATCATGGCATCGTCGTAACCGTTGCCGTACCGGAGGGCCAGCGCGGACTTGTGGTTCATCTCGTATCCCGCTATGGAGAGTGCATCGTCGATGGTGAAGGTGTGCCTCTCCCCCGTCACGGGATCCTTGAAGTCCACCAGCCTTTCCCCGAGCTCCTTCTCCTTGAGACCCGCTTCCTTGAGGGCTCCATAGACCTTGTCCTTCCTGCGATACCAGTTCTCCAGCTTGGCGTTGTCGTTGAGGTTCACCTTCTCCACCAGGAACCGGTAGAACCGCCCCCGGTAGTTCTTCATGCCGTCCATCTCGTCTGCAAGCCTGGAGACACGTTTCGACTCCGCCATCACGAAGTTGGTCTTGTTCTTTATCCTCGGTTCTCGCCTGTCCTCGAGGGACCCCTTGTACTGGTTTCCCTCTGGAACCTTTTTGAAGCCGAGGGTCTCCAGTAGCCTCGACTCGGTTATCTGATCTGCCTGTGCCCTGGCGGCCTGACGGACACTCCACTCCTTGCGCCCCTGTTCGTAGAGCTCCTTCACCTGAAGGGCCATTCCCAGATAATCCTTCACGGACATGTCGTTGAGGCTGTCCTTGTCCAGGTAGAACCTGTCCGAGGCATGGAGCTTCTGGACATCCGCCACCCCTTCCCGCATGGTCCTCCTGAGTCCTATATCGGACTTCGTGGTGGGGACGTTGCGGGGCATCTTCTTCTCCGGAGCAGTGGCGTTGGGGTCGGTGAGCGGGGCTATCTGGTCCCTCTCGGCCTCTCCCAGAAGTTTCTGAGTATCCGCCCTTACTCGGGGATCTATCCTGTCGAGGGTATCCCTTATCTCCTCCCGCTGGTCCACATAGACCAGGTCGGAGTCCGCCTTCTGGTTAAGGTAGGTGAGGTACTTTATGATACCCTTCAGCTGCTTCTTGTTCTTTCTGGAGATGCGGTTCTCTATCCCCTTGCCACCTGCCCTGAACAGGTCGCCTATCTTCAGGTCGCCGAACTCCCCCATGACCTTCTTGAGGGCCTTGTCCATGTCGGCCCGAATGTCCTTGGTGGTGGGCAGTTCCACGTCCTTCCTGTAGACGAGAGCGGAAGGGTTCTTCTTGTCCACGTCCGCCGTGAGGAGTTCGTAGAGTCTGTCCAGGTCCCCGTTGAATATGCCCTTGGACACGAGGACCTGGTGCATCTTGTTGAGGGATACTCCTCCACCCTTCTTCCGGTTGAAGGCCCCTCTCATCTTGTTCCAGAGGAGTTTTGCCTCCGCCTCTCCCCAGATGCCCTTGTTGCCCTGGTGGTCGAGTCCTCCCTCATCCTTTATCGCCTGGATGACGGAATCCCGGTAGGCACTCTCCTGCATCCTAAGCTCGAAATCCTCGTCGGCCTTCTGCCTGTCCTCTTCGGAGAGCTTAGCCTCCCTCTCCTCCCTGGCCTTCTGGAAGAAGAAGTCTCCGTCATCGTCGAAGAAGTCCCTGTCGTTCTCAGGGGAAAGTTCCTCGGCCATGGGCTTGTTCGGTTCCATGAGCCCCTTCTTGACCAGGTACTCCTCGAAGGATGTGGTCCCTTCCCTCAGTTCTGGGAACCTCTCCCAGTCAAGGACGGTGAGAGACCTCGACATGCCCGACTCTTCGTTGAGATCCAGCACTGTCTTGTCCCACGGGTCTTTGCCGGTCTTGCCCTCTGCCGGTTCGGGGACGAACACCTCGATGCCATCGGGCCGGTAGTCGGGGTTCTCGTCGCTGTTGGCGAAGTCCAGTATCCTTTTCTTTATCTCTTCCTTGGTGGGGGACTCGGGGTCCGCCTTGGTCCTGACCTCCGCGTACCACTCCACCATCTTCTCGTACCTTGCAGGGTCGTCGAATATATCGTTGACCTCCCTGTCGGCCATCTCGTCCTTCAGCCCTTCGAGACGGGCCTTCCTCTTCGCCTCGTTCGATATTCTCTGGTTCTCCAGGTTGCCACGGGTATGCCATGACATCCCGAAGTCCATAATCACCTGTGGGATGATGTTCTTTATCTTCTCCGCATTGGGCATGTCGCTGGTGAGAATGGAGTAGTAGTGAGGGGAGGTGAGCAGGGTGTTGCTGAAGAAGTCGGCGAACATGGCCTTGTATCCCGCATATCCCAGTGTCTCGTTCACGAATATGGGGGTACTGTTATAAGCGATCCGGTAGAGCCCCGCCTTGAGCCGGTCCTCCAGAGTTCCGGTGGTGGTCAGGAAGGCATGAGTCCCGTGCATGTAGGCCAGGTTCTTGAAGTTCGCAAGGGCCTGAGCTCCTCTGTTGGCTATCATGTCGGTGGCCTTGGTGGGCATCCCCCCGAAGGACCCCATGAGCCCGCCGAGCATCTTCATCTGCCCGATCATCATGGCGAGGTCCGCACCTGCATAGGTGCACTTGACCGCCACGGACTGCATGGTTCCCTTCATATCGGCTATGTCCTGCATGGTGTTCTCCACGGTGTTAACGAAGGGGGTCCATTCCCCGTGAAGTTCCGGATGACTCCAGTAGTTTATCTGGTTATCGAAGTACCTCTGAGCCTTGCCTCCGTCCTCTATGAAGGGAGTGGCTGCGAGCTTTATGCCCTGCCATCCGAGCTGGTTGAGGGCGAAGAGGGGCTTCTCCAGGAGGGACGATAGCGGTTTCTCCAGTGCCCATCCCATGTTGGCATTGAAGGTATGCTCCTTGTCCTTGAGCCGATACCCCGAGTCGAGTCCGGACATTATCCTCCCTGCATCCTGGAGTGTCTTGGCCTCGTTCTTGGTCTTCTCCATTATGTATGAGTAGGGGTCGCTCTGGAGGTCGCTGCGGATCTTCTTCACCTCGGAGAAGAGGTTCCGGTTGTTCAGCGCGAAGGTCGGGGAGACTCCAAGGTTGAGGGCCATCTTGGTGGTATCCGCGAGGTTCTTCGAGGATATACCGAAGGCATCGGAGAGGACCTTCTCCTTGCGGTTCTTGACCGCTTCTCTGTACTGCCTCTGTGTCTCCGGAGTGAGGCCGTACATTTCCTCAAGGTCGAGGTCGGTCTTCCCGTGGAACCTGGCCTTCTCTATTCGGGTCTCCATGGCCCCCCTCAGTTCGTTCTCGGACCACCCCTTCTGCATGGCTCGTGCGATCTGTCCTCCCATTTTCGGGTACAGAATGGATAATAGCTGTTCTGCCACGAGAGCCACCTACTTTCTAAAATTCGCCTGTAAGGTCGTCTGTGTCACCTTTAGGCTCTTCTGGACCGCCTGAGCCCTCTTTTTCGAGGGAATAGAGTTTCTGTTGTGAAGCCATCTGCCTCTCGAGACCGGTATCCAGTTCGTTGAGAACCTGCATGAAGTCCCCGAACTCCGTGTTGCCTTCTCCGAGGATGCCGAACCATCCTTTGGGCTCTCTGATGGCGATGCCTGTCGCGGTGGCATGGTCGCTTATGACTTTCCTTGCGAGGTCGATGCCCGCATCCATGGTGAGGGGCTTCCCCTCGTCCTTGGCCCTGCGGATGGACTGCTTGAACCGTATCTCCAGAGACTTGGCAGCGGCAGGATCGGCCTCGTCCCCCAGCTCCTCGTTGGAGATGAACTCCTTGCAGTATGCCTGCACCTGTTTCAATCCCATGGCCATGACATCCGTGTTCCATGCCGTAGTGGTCCCTACGTTGTCCTGTATCTCGGCCTTCAGGGTCTTGACATCGTCCTTGGTGATGAGTCCCTCGTCGAGAGCCTTGGCCACATCGTCGGGGCCTGCCCGGTCGGGATGGTCCACAGGAAGGTTGAGCCTGTAGTCTAGATCCTGGTAGGTCTCCAGGTTCTTTATCTTGGAACACTTGAGCCCTCCTCCCCCTTCTCCCATGAGTGCCTTGTTTATGGAGAGGAGATGGACTCCCTGCCCTTCGCTGACTTCCCCGTTCGCCACCCATCCCTTTATAACGTTCGGGGATATCGCCGTGGCATCCGGAGCCATGAGGTCGTATAAATGGCTGAAATAGTTGCCCTGCTGATACTCTGACAACTGCCTTTTCTTCTCGTTTTCCTGATACCTCTTCTCCGTCCTCTGCTGCTTGAGTATGGTGTCCCACTCCGCATCTGTGAGGTCGGGATATCTCTCCCTGTCCAGTTCTGTGTCGTAGTTGTTGAAGGCATCGTTCTGGGCGTTGTACCAGTCGATCCGGTGGTGATACTCTGTGATCATCTGGGCCTTCTTGTCGTCGGGAAGGATGTTGTCGGGCATGGTGTTTATCCTGTCCGCTATGCCCAGCTTGTCACCCATCTTCTCCATCTCCGTGAGGGAGTAGATCATCTTGCCCATTATGGCCTGTCCGTAACGGTCGTGCATCTTCTCCTGCACTTCGGCCATGGCGTTCTCTCCCGCGAAGGCTCCCCACTTCTTGAAGGACTGTACGGACCTGTCCATCCTCATCTCGCTCTGGATGGTCTCCTGTGTGACGTTGATGAAGTCGGTCATCTCCTCGTCCCATGAGAAGTAGTCGTCCCTCTCGTCCAGTTCGGCCATCTTCTCCCGCATGGCCTTCTTGAACCTCACCTGAGCCTCTCCCAGTTCCGCGGACTCCATGAGCTCCCGCTCCTCGATGGCCTGCTGCTTGAAGGCGTTGGCTATCTGTGCGAAATCCCCGGCGAAGGATGCCTGTACCCTGCCCAGAGGCGAACCCTGTGCGTATCCTCCGCCCGCTCCGCTCACGGTAGGGGCTACGGATCTCTCCGTCCTTTTGACTATGGCCATGAGGTCATCATCCCCTCACCGTGAATAGGTCGGTGGTACTGAATCTGTTGGAAGGCAGGGCTATGCCCGAGCCTATGCCCATACTCGATCCGCCACTGGAGAACATGCCCGTCTGCATCCCCATGGACATCATGTTGCCTATGCCCGTGAGGAAGCCCAGACCCATGGCGGCCTTGGCGGCACGCCTCGTCTCTCCGGCCTGCCACTCCAGGTTCTTGGCCTGGTTCCTGTGACCGAGGGCCTCCACCTTTCCGGCGTACCTCTCTGCCTGTATGTCTGCCTCGGTGTTTATGGTGGTCTCCTCCAGGAGTGCCAGAGCTGACCCCTCTCCGGGGATCAGGCCTGCTCCTGCAAGCTGTGTCCTCTGCGTGGAAAGGGCCTTCTGTCCCTTCTTCCGGAGGAGTATCTCTCTCTCCTGGGCCTCCTTCTCGGCGGCTCTGGCATTGAGTTCTTCCACCTTGGCGTTGTAATCGAGGGCATTGGCTTGACTCTTCAATGCATTGGCCTGACCCACGGCCCCCACTATGGAGGACATAGCCTGGAAGCCCATCATCAGTCCTGTTGCGCTCATGTCGGTGTCACCTCCTGCCAAACCCGGGATAGGATCCAGTAATCCCTACCCCTGCAATATTTCTCCAGTAGGCCCTCCACCCGGAAGCCGAAGAACCTCACGAGTTCCAACGCTCCGGGAATGGTGGAATCCACATGTACCTGCACCCTGTCGTATATGGCGCAGTGGAGGTCCAGTTCCCGCTTCATCTTCCTGACCGCGGATACCCTCCTGTTGCCTTCGTAGAAGGAAGGGGAGAAGAGAAGCCATCCCTCCCCCACTCCTTCCCACAGTTCGTATATCCCGGCTATGCCGAGCAACTCGTCCCCGTCGTATCCTGCCCATGCCATTCCCTTCGACAGGTTGCCGATTATCTCGCTCTTCCTCGACATTATCCACGGTTCCGAGGCTATTACCATGTTCTCGATGTCTTCCCTGGTAACGGGCCTTATGTCCATGTCTGGTCTTCCACCTCCAGGATGAACCCCAGGATGCAGAAGGGGAGCGGATAGGGCTGCTCGAAGTATATCCTCTGCTCTCCCTCGGTAGGGCCGTCCCACAGGATGCTCTTGCTGCCCGTGTAGAGTTCTCCCTCGTTGAAGGTGTCTATCTCGTAGAGGTTGTCCGCACTCTCTCCCACCCTGCAGCCGTTGGTCTTATAGAACTTCGCCCTCAGACTGAGGATCTTCCTGTGAGAGCCGAGGACCGACCTCACCCGGTCCTGCCAGTCTATGTCGGTGGTCTGCCCTCTAGGCAGGAAAGGTAGCCCCGCTATGATCGTGGTCGCGGGCTCGTCGAGGGTTATCTCCCCGGAATCGTTCACCACCTTACCCGAGAAGGGAACTCCGTCAGCCAGACCGGACAGGGACTCTCCTATAAGATGACTGAAGCCTGTCACCGTGGCAGATGAGGGAGAGTTGACCACCTTCACCGCCGAGTCCACGAAATAGGCATTGTCCAGTGTCTCGTCCCAGTCCTCGGAGTATTCCACATGCCTCACGGTGGATCCGTTTATGGTCCTCTTCACTACGAACCATGTCTGGCTCGGAAGAACGCACATGGACTCCACCACGGCATCCCCATCACCGAAGGATCCTCCCAGTATGTATCTGCTCCACGCGGCTATCTTCTGGCTCGGGATGAAGGAGAGGACGGCCACCTGACCGTCTTCCCTGACTCCGAACACGAGTGGAATGGGTTCCTTCTGGTAGACGAAGGTGGTGAGTCCCGTCCCCGTTACCCCCTCGGAGAGGAGGGTTATATCGTTGGTGAGGTAGCTGTCTGAGTCGTAGTCGTAGACTATCTGCTTCACCCTCTTGCCGTCCCTCGACACGTAGAGGACGTACCCCTGTGCGAGGATGGCGTTCAGGTCTGCACATCCCTCGTTACTGTTCCTCTGCACCGTGGCGTTGGAGGCGGATAGGGCAGAGTCGGAGGAGTGCCGTACCGACCATGTCCCTCCCAGCGTTCCGAAGAGAAGGTCCGACTGGCCTCCCTGAGACTTGGAGAGGAGCCATCTGACTCCCGAGACCTCGTCCGCACCGAAGGGCAGGATTATGGCCGCATCGTCATCGGCCGACAGCTCCATGTTCTCGTAGTCGTCTATCACCGTCCCGTATATTTTCTGAGGATCCCCGGGAACTCCTGCGTAACACACCCTGTTCTCATGAATGGTGGTGGTAGCGGGGAAACCCCTGTATGTACTCCATGACCCCTCCGCCCACAGGTCGGTGGCATCCGTGGAGTAGAGATCTGTAATCACAGTACCCTTCGCGAATGTGCCGTTCATGACGGAGGTTATCTCCACATATCCCTCGTGGGTACGGGGGTCCACGCTGAACTCGTACTCTATGGTTCCAGAGGTGTATTCCGACACGTTGAGCCTGTACATGGCCCCGTCCGCGGAGTCCTCATCCCCGGTGGCGTTGGCGTTGTTATCGTCCGCAGACCGGATGGAGAACACCTTGTACCATGTGGCCCCTCCATCCATGGACTTCTCGATATGGAACTTCCCCGTCCATGTCCCGTGAGACGTGACCCTCCAGGAGGAATCGGGGTAGACCGTCCCCAGGGATATCGTTCCCGTGGCAGAGAGGTCTCCGCTGTAGAACTGCTCCTCCACGTAGTGAGATATCTTGAAGAGGCTCCCCACCATGTCGGAGTCGAATACGCTCCCTCCCGATGCCGTCAGGGTCACACCTGTTCCGGTCGTGGCCGAGGCGGCGAGAGTTATATCCTCGGTGTTCTCGTTTCTCAGCGGCCCCTTGGTGAAGTTTATCTCCTCTATGGTCCAGTTGGTGTGGCTGCTCCTCGACAGCTTGTAGGGAGGGTAGTCAGGGTGTACCAGATACATCACGTCCGCGGACTGGGCGAACTGGAGGTCCAACACCTCGTCGCTGGAGTAGGGGGTCACTATCTCGAGGCCTGGATCGGCAACCCAGTGTTCGGGGTCTGATGCTGGGGCAGGGGCAGGCTTTGTAATATAATCGTCTACAGAAGCTGGTATCATCTCCACCTCGACAACGCCCCACCTCTTCCCATCTGCCGGCTCAGTTATCGCTTTTATTCTTATTTTTTCACCTTCTATTGGGGTTACAACCGTTTTCTCTCCCCACACTAATGGTTCATCTGAATCTAGATCAATCTCTATCAATTCACCACCATGCCAATTATTATCGTAATACGACTGCACTACGACGCTAGAGACTCCTCTAGATGAATACGAATTGCTATTAGATGGTTGTAGTATCCGAATTGTTTTTATAGGCTCTGTTATGTCCTCTTGACCAATCCATGAATTGTAAGCAATATTACCAGGCTCCTCGCCAGCAACATACCAGTTTAAAATAGGAGAATTTGCAATATTATTATCAAACGCACGTGACGGTGGGAACGAATAAGAAAACCCACCATCATCCACATAATAATAACTATTGCATATAGCATTGCTCGTTTCGGTTATATCCCCAAACACAATATCTTTTATGCACCTATATATAATACCCTCATATTTACAGGTATCACCTACTGAATATACGGTTGCGTCATTCCACTCATCTTGACCTTCTATGACATATTCAACCTGCGCGCCGTCCATGAAAACCCTCATGTTAGCGTTGCCGAAGAGGAGGGCATAGGCCTGCTCCACGTTGTATTCGAAGGGTATAAGCCTTGCGAACTCGTTGTCCTTGGTCGTACTGACAAACCTCGTGCCGGATCTCGACTCCTGCCCTCCCTGGGGGATGCAGTGCATATTCTCCCCGAGAATGAGGCCCTGAAGATACTTCTCCAGATCGGGCCGGCAGTCCATCTTCCGGGACAGTTCACCGCCCGTGAAGTTGGTCAGAATGACAGGCTTGGTCATCTAGACCCACCTCTCCTCGCACCACTCATCTTCGGCATCCATATCGTTGCCCGCCTCTACGCCGTTGTTACCCTGGACCTCGGCCAGTTTTATCCGGTAGGCCTCCCATGCCAGTTCTATGATGGCCTTCTGACCCCGAAGGGGCAGTGCTGCCTCAGCTGCTATCCGGGCCATGCAAAGGTCCTGGAAGTCGGAGGGCCAGTCGTCCGGGTCGAGGGATGTCTTTATGTAGGTGAGGAGGAGGGTGGGTTCGTTGGAGTAGAGGTACTGCCCTGACTGCTCCCACTCGTCGCCGGTGAGGCCGTAGCAGGAGAGGGGCTTTATGCAGTCAGAGGGCTTGGAGAACTGATATGTCCACTTGTGATTGGCGAGCTGCTTGGTGGCCGTTCCTGCGGAGCTGTAGGCGGTGTGGGTAGAACCGTCCTCGTCGTATAGCTCGAAGGTATCGGCGGTCACGTTGGCCACGATGAAGTACCGGTCGTTCAGCTCGGTCATGCCCACCACGTCTGTGATCTTCACCCGGTCTCCGTTGCTGAAGCCGTGGGAAGTGGCGGTTATCACCACGGGGTCCGCCTGTGTAGCACCGGTTATGGTCGCCGTATCGGAGTTCGGAGTGAGGGCTATCCTCTCGGTAAGCATGACCCATGGGCACTTCTCCATGAGGTCTTTGACCAGCCTCTCCACGTTGCGGTAGGCCCACTGGGACTGCTTCGCCGTGGATCCTGTAGTGTCATACATGGAGGCTATGGTCTGCACACCTATCACATCGAATCCTCCGTTAGCTATGTCTTTGAGATCCATTAAAGGCTCCCCCTTTCAAAAATAAAACCCCTCGCTTGGAGGGGTTAAATAAATATTACCTGTACTCGTGGTTTCGCCAATGTTACCTCGTCGCCGTAAGTTATTAGACTATCCGAAAGGCTCGCAGACGTCGCCTTGATCCATGCATCGGAACGGGCGACGGAGGATATGCGGACTTCGTGGATGTTGCCGTTGAAATATGCGCTATCGCCATATGGATCTCTGCCTATATTGACATTCCCTGAATTGTCAACATCATTTGCAACTATGGTACCTGAATTATCTATATTAGAACCATCAAATATTTTACCCGAAGTGCCATCCCTAACAAATGAAACAGTTCTTATCTCACCATCATTTACGGTATTTGTTCCGTATAAATTTGTTGTTGTTCCGTTATCGTAAATTTGCCAGCGTAGCTTCCCATCCTTAATCTGAAAACTCGCAAGTTTTCTTGGAGAAAGATTCCCGTCTTTTCTTAACAATTGCAGATATGCTTGTGATGATGATGTCTTTTGAGTTACTATTACAGAAAAGTCGCCTGTGAATGTTATCGTGTTAGGTAATTCAATATAATCATTTACCCCGTCAAAACTCCGGTAATACCCGTCACCGCCGGGGCGGGTGTCCACCGTGAATATGGCCATCTATCCGACCTCCTTGTCGTATATCATCTCCGCGAGGCGGAACTCCATCTCGCTGTCGATGTCTATTCCCTTCTCCCGGGTGGTTATGTAGGGGATCATGGGCTCCATGTAGAGGTCTTTCTCCTCCAGGAACTCCTCCACTTTCCCTATGTATATCCCACCGGTCTGCACGTACACCCTCGGCATACCCTGTCTGGCCACGTTGAGGGTCTCTCTTCCGAAAAGAGGATGAATACCATTGTCGTCCTCAACGAGGCACTTCAGAGGGTGGCAGGGGGCCTCACAGAGAGATATGCAGGACTTGGCATCCCCATGCTCCCCGTAGAGCTCGTAGGCCTCCTGGATGTCGCTCCAGTCCCTCAAGGGGCTCGTGGGCTGAAGCATGATGTAGTTCTCGTATCGCTCGCCGGTGTTCTTGTATATCCAGTCGAGACCATGGAGCACCACGTCCGCTGTTGTGGCTTCGTCGCTCGCAAGTTCCAGAGGCCTCGGTATGACACATGCACCCGCCTTCACGGATATGGCCGCTATCTCGTCGTCCTCCGTGGACACGAAGGTGTGTTCGATGCAGGGGGCATTGAGACACGCCTCGATGGTATGCTCGATCAGAGGCCTGCCCGCGAAGGATCTTATGTTCTTCCTCTTCAGTCCCTTGGAGCCTCCCCTCGCGGGGATTATGGCCACGAGGCCGCACCTATTCATCGTTCAACCACTCCTTCGTCGGATAGCCGAAGAGCCGTCTGCTGCACCCCGACATGGATCTTACCCTGTCCCTGTAGTCATCCATGAGGTTCTCCCAGTGTTCGTTCCGGAAGGGCAGCCCCAGATGAGAGAGATCCTCGTGAGGAGGGCCGTAGTAGTGACCGCATCCGTCGTGGGGGACTCCCACCAGTATCATCTTTTTATATCCTAAAGCCATGCCGACGGCGGTAGCGAAGGCCCCGCTGTCGTTCGGCCTGTCTCCTGAATTGAGGTCGAAGATCCACCGCACATCGCACTTCCCACCGCACGAGTGGGTAAGCTCTATGTCGTCGTCGACCCTGCGGATCCTCTGCCGTATCTGTCTGTACAGTTCCACACAGTTCTCGTCGAGGCATACGGCATGTTTCACCTCGAGGAACTCGGGACCCTTGAAGTCCACTATGGCCCTGTTCACGAGCATTACATGGGATCTTTTATGAAATAAGCAGTATAAAGCCAGGTCGTGCCACATTCCCCTGCCGGAACCGACTATAAGGAGAGGGCACTCGGGTTCCGGGAAGTCCGGCCTCGGCCCCTCCACTCTCATGAAGTTATCTCTCATAGATTCGCCTCTCTCTTCATCTACAAAAAAAAGGGGGGCAAGAGCGATGAAGCCCCTGCCCCGGTGTAGGGATTAGGTGAGTAGTCGTGAAGGGTGTTAAGGAGTGGTGTAAAGAATTGTGAGAAGGATCTCTTTGTCCGCTGTGAGAGTCGCACCACCTGTGTAGATGGTGATCTGGGTATCTGCGGTAAGAGGTCCGTTATCGAGCGCATATATCTTGTCAAGGGAGTGGACTCCTGCCGTAGCCACTGCGAGTGCAGAGGATATGGCGGTGTCACCAGCCTTGACGGTCATGGTAGCCCCTGTGCCGAGTGCCTCTGTGGAGAGCCAGCCTCCTATGATGACGGCCCCTTTGGGGATCTTGGGGCAGGTTATGGTGGAAAGGGCTTCGATGGCGGTGGAGTAGTATCTCTCGGTGAGGACCTTGGCCTTGCCTCCTACCTTCTGGTAGTCGATAAGGGTCCCTGCGAGTCTGAGGGTCTCGTTTACGCCGTAAACTGTAGAAGCAGACATGCTATTTCACCTCCCGTCCTATGCTTCGGAGCAGAGGACTTTGCCCACTGCCTTCTCTTCCATGCGGATGGAACCCATGTCGGCCTTCGCGAGGAGCTGCAGGCTGTTGTTCTTGTCAGCTCTGGGGCTGATGTCGATGTCGAGCCTTCTGCCCTCTGCGAAGAGGAACCCGTCCCTGTGCCAGAAAGGACACTCACGATAGTCGGAACTATCGGTAGTGAAGTCCTCGCACTGGACGAAGTGGAAGCCGAGCCAGGTGTCGACCTGACCGTTGATGAGGGCTCTCACGCCGTTGTAGTCGGAGGACTGGATCTGGCTCATGTTGAGGAGGTCGCTCTTCTGCTGGGAGGTTATCCCGAAGTAACGCCCTTCCACGGGCCACTTGTAGTAGTCAGCGATGCGGTTGGCCTCGATGATCTTCTTCAGGGTCAGTCTTGCAGCGGTGGAGCCGTTACCGAAGGTGACTGCCACCTGTGTGTCGGTACTCCAGGAAGTGGTCCCGGTATCGGGAGTCTTTCCTGTGCGGACATCGGAGAAGAACCTTGTGGCGCACACGTAGTTCCTCTTCCGGTTGTAGCCGTTCACCACGGCCTTGACGAGCTTGCTCATGGGGCTTGTGAGCATGTTCATGATGTCCTTGTCGTCGAGCAATGTGGCATAGGTTCTCTCAGTGGTGAAGCACCACCTGCGGAGATACTCTGCCTCATCGAGGACGGTGTCCTGATGCCTGCTCTCGGTGTCACGGAAGGATACTGCTCCGAGATAGTCGTAGGAGTCGTACTCCTTCTCCTGCACTTCGATGTCGACCGCCCCGCTGAAGAGGAAGTCGGTCTCCTGGAGGACATGCCTTACGCTATCCTTGAAGGCATTGACCGCCCAGGTCGGTATGGTTACTGCCATGATGTCACCTCCAATAAAAGTTAGTTGCTGTAAACTTTCACCGGAGTTGCCCGTATGTGTCACGGACTCCTGCTAATCGTCCCTGGTGCATTGTCGGAGAAGGGCTCCGAAGAGTTGTCCTCGCTCCCCGTTCTATCGATATGACCTTCCGGGTATCCTCTCGGGCCGTCGGGCCATTAATCCATGTGGTTTCTCTTGTATGCCTCCACTTCCTTCAGGAGGGCTATACGCTCCTCTGCTGCGGCGTGGGCAATGTCGGGGTTCTTCGACCTCGCTCTCTCCCAGAACTCCTTGGACTCGTTGAGCTCCTTGTATCTCTGGACGGGGTCCTTCCCTCCCTTGAAGATCCTGCCACCCTTCAGGTCGGGTTCCCTGTCGAGACTCGCCATCTCAAGGAGGACCTTCGCCAGGATGGGGGAGTTGGAGACCTTGGCCCTGTCCAGTTCGTCGCCCAGTCCTTCCACACTCTGCACGAAATTCATCACCGCATCGGCGTTGGCATCGTAATCCTCTCCCCATTCGTTGCGGAGCTGTTGCTCGCACTTGTTGGCGTTGGCCAGCATGCTGTCGGTGAGGGCCTTGTTCTGCTCCTCCGAGATGGTGTTGAACTCCTCGTAGAGGGCCTTCATCTGAGAGTCGTTGAGACCGTGAAGATGAGCCTTGGTGAGTATCCTTCCAAGGGCCTCCTTCTCGGTGTCGAGTGCATTGTCGGGAAGTTTGATGGAGTATCCGTCGGGATCTTTGGGCCTTCCGAGCCTGTCGTAGATCTTGGCGTATTCCTCGGGAGAGGCATCCTCCCCGGGTATCCTTATGGAGTTACCCTGGAACTTCTCCAGTTCGATGTGACTGCGGACGAAGTCGTCGACGCTCTTGCCCTGAAACTTCTCGAGGGAAGGGCTGGACCTCAGGTCCGCATCCTCGATAAGGTCAAGGAAATTGCCTCCGCTTCCCCCACCTGCTCCGCCACCCGGATCGATGTCGAGCATGGGCCGGAGATAACCTTTTCCTAACACTGTTACATCACTCCTCTAGTTCCATATTTTCCTCGAAGGTGTCCGGACGTTCGGGCTCCGATTCTCTCTCGGCCTCCTCCTCCGCCACCTCCTGGGGAATAGGTTCTATCATCAGTTCTATCCACCCGATCAAGGCCTGCTGCCCCGCGTAGAAGGCTATCTTGCCGTGGTCGGATGAAAGGTTCGCCAGTTCCTCGGGACCGTAGGAGACATACTTTCTTATCTCCTCCAGGACTTCCTTACCCGGTCCGTCGCCACCGAGGACTATACGGAACTTGTCCTTCATGGCGAGATATTCTTTATAGGCATCCTTTTCGGCCGGCATCTATCCTGCCATCCTCTCCAGGTTGCCCATGTCCACTCCGCTGGCATCCTTCATGGTCTTGGCTCCCATCTGGGCCATCATCATCATTCTTTCCTGCATCTGCTGTTCGGCCCTCTGAGCTCTTCTGGCTGCCACGTCGTCCTTGCTCCTGACCAGCTTGTTCTTCACACCCTCGAGGCGGAATACCCACTGGGTTATCTCGTCGAAGTCTACCCAGTCGAGGATCTCGTCACGGGCTATCTCCATGTAGGGTCCGAGCCTTCCCAGTGCCCTGTCCAGAGCCAGAAGATCCTGAGCCTTCTGTGCCCTTGCGAGGGGTGAGTTGTAACGGATGACGAACATGCCCGGACGCAGGGGTATGGGAGACTCCCCGAATACACCCTTGCGGTAGAGGATGCCCCATATCCTAACGATGAGGGGCTGCAGGAACTCGAAGCATATCCGCCCGAAGGCGGGGCCGAGGATCTGCATTGCCTCTTCGCGGTACTTCTCGATCTCCACGGTGGTCATCCTGTCGTGCTGCGGTATCTGGAGGACATCCACGTAGAAGGACTTCTTTATGCTCTCCCGTCTCCTGTCCTCCATCTCGAGGGCGAAGGGCAGGTTAGCAGACTCCGTCATGGGCTTGGCCGGTTCGTATCCCCTCTGCCTTATGTTGACGGCATTTGCACCGGTCTTGAGCCTTCCTATATAGGCGTTGGCCTCATGGTCCCATGCAGGATCGGCGTTCTTACGGGCAATCTTCAGGTTGGTTTTGGACATGGTGTTGAGGGTGATTATGTCTGCGAGACACTCCTCACCCGGTCCCCGTCCCACCGTCTCTCCCGAAGCCTTGCGGTATCTGCCTATCATGAAGGGCTGTTCCGAGTATCCGGACTCCTCCAGGACGTGGTCGTTGTCGCCCTCGTAGATCATGTAGATAGAGGCGTACTCGAAGTTCCTCGACCGTCTCCCGAGCATGGATGTCGCCATCTTCCTCGGGAATATGGAGTGGAGTATGGTTATTTCGGTCTGCCAGTTCTCCTTGTCCTTGTAGAGCTGACTGACCTTCCGGTTCACGTTCTTGAGCCCCCACTCGCTCACTATCTGATGGACCGTGAGGGTGTACTCCCGGTAGAGGGCATCTGGTACTCCGAAGCGGTTCTCCGTCCAGGAACACTCGAAGAGGGGAAGGGACTTGCAGACGATATGGGGTTCCCCCGGTTTCCCTTCCTCCACGAACATGATGCCCGTTCCCATGCCGGAGTAATCCATGAAGAACTCGTCCGCCACGGGATAGAAGTTACTCTCCGCACAGGCGGATAGCATCTCAGAGTCGGCGTTGTCCACGTACTCCCTGAAGGGCTTGCTATCCCTGGCAGCCTTGTTCCGTATCTCCGTCCCTATCCAGTCGGTAGACTGATTGGTTATGAGGAAGGAAAGGGTGGAGGCGAACCGTCCGTTGGCCTGAATGGCCGTGCTGTCGTATATGTTGGTGTCCCGTCTGGATCCTTTGGAGGCTCCGGGGACGACCTTCTGTGAGCGGGTGACCACGTACTTGGACAGACTGTTCCAGATGTCCTCGTGACCCCGCCGGGCTTCCTTCGCTGCCGTATGTAGTTTACGGAGAGAGCCACAGAGTTCCTTTCTCTCTCCAGATCCCCTTGTGCCTGCCATGGCCTATTCTCCTGTCAGTGTCTTCTTGCCAGTTTTCCCGGTGAGCCATCCGCCGGATTTACTGGTCCACGGGTTGAGGATGGTGGAACTCCTGCCCTTGCGCCTCTTCTCCTTGGAAAGGAAGCCCCTCCTTGAAAGATCGGTTACCTCCTCCGGTGTCTGCGGAGGAAGGGGATCCGGCTCTGGGGCTGGCTTACTCTTGCCTAACAGTCCGCTCATCTGAACAACCTCCCTTAGTCGTAGTAGTCTTCTGTATCCATGTCGAACATGTCCATGGAATTGTCACAGGTCTCCGGTATGTCCTCCATGCCCGAGATCCTCGGGGCCATCATGAGTTCCCGGGCCCTCGGCCTGGTTATGTGGGAGAGGCAGTCGATGCCGTCCTCATGGAGTATGGCGGGCCATCTCAGGGCCTCCTCCTCTATGATCACGTTCACCAGGTTCTCGTCCACTCCCTCGTCCGACCTGTGGCCTATGTGGTTCGGGAAGAAGAACCTCCCCTCCTTGCAGAGGGAGATCCAGTCGGATATGCGGTCCTTTTTCGGAGTCGGGTCTGAGAGCTTCTCGATATCGAAATGGAAGTTGAGCCGCTGCATCTCCTCCCTCATGCCCACGATCTCCGTGTCCTTCCCGTGAACTTCTATGAAATTTATCAGTATGGGGTAGTCTTGGTTCCACTTGAAGATGAGGGCCTTCCTCTCGGCGTACCCCATCTGTCTCCGTACCCCTGTTACCCAGTAGTAGTTCCGGTCCGCGCCTAAGCCGATGATCATTATGGCCGTCCGGTCGCTTCCCTTCTTCCTCTCTCCCGCTGGATCGGCGAAGAGGTAGAGGTTCATGTTGCGGTAGTTCTCCGCAGACCAGGGCCTTACGAAGGAACGCTCGAAGACTCCGTGGCTTGCCTCCTCCGGCCTCTGGAGTATCTGACAGGCGTATGTACGAGGCCCCATGGTGGTACGCTTCATTCCGATAACGTCCCGTCCCCAGAGAGGGCCTATGCCCATCCAGTTGCCGTCCTTATCCTTATATTCACCCGCATACTCACGAAGGGTGACCACGTTCCTCCGGATGATCTCCGAGTATGGATCGTCGTGGGAATATCTCGTTCCTATATACCTTCTGACTCCACCCTTGGTCACACCCTCTATGGGAGTGACACCGAGGTTCTGCGAGAGCTCCCACCCACGGATGACCTTCTGCACCTGCTCCGGAGTGGTAACGTTCTTGTCCGTCACGAGGTCGTCGAAGATGAGCCGGTCGTAGTGCTTGCCCGTAGGCTGTGAATCCACGAGCCCCCAGGCCTCTATGGTGCGTTCACGGCGGTTGCTCTTCCTCTTTACCAGTATGCCCTTCTGCTTCGACCAGGAAGGGGCCTCCTTCTTCGGGTCTGCCCACAGGACATCCGGAAAGAGCGCCTTTAGCTTCTCGTTCGACTCGAGCTCCTGCATGATGGCGAAGAGCATGTCCTCCGCTATGGTGGTATTGAAAGCGAAGAACCCGAAGGTGAGCTCCGGGTCCTCGAGTATCTCCTGTATTGTCTTGCCGGTGGTTATGATGGAAGTCTTTCGATGTTCCCTCGCCCAGAGGTCGAGATGTTCGTCCGGTTCCCAGTAGACCTCCCAGCACCGTGCGAAGTCCCAGTCGGTACGCATATGCTCCCATCCGAGGACATATACGCAGAGAAAATAGAGATCCTCCAGGCAGAACTTCCTCATGAGGGCATCCCTGGCTTCCTCGCCCTTGCGGTGAGCCTTCATCAATTCCTTCCGGTAATACTCCTCATAATGCTGCCGAATAGTACCCGGGATGAGGGTGACCCTGTTCTCGTACTGCCATTTCTCCACCAGGGAAAGGGGTATCTGTTCCCCGTCTATCTCGACGGTCCTAATCATTCGGTCCCTCGCCCCTTATATCCCTGAACATGTCTCCCAGAGGATCCGGTGCTGGAGCATCGTCCTTTATACCCTTGCGGCCACGTCCACGGGTCTTCTCGAGCCCCGCGAGCCTGTCCCTTATATCAAGCAGTTTATCCAGGTCTGCAGGCTTCTTCACCATGCTCGACATCAAAGCCGTATCCTGCATGGCCTCCAGTATGCCCGCCTCTATATAGGAAGCGAGACCGACACAGAAGTCCACCTTGCCGTAGATCAGGTTCTTGTTCACCATCTCGTTGGCGGACTCATCCAGCTTATCGGCCCTCTTGCGCCAGCTAAACTTGTTTCTCCACTCCTCTATGGTACGGTAATGGAAGCCGGTCTCCTCAGCGACGGTCTTGTCCGACGGCCGTCCATTCTGATACCAGTAACAGAACGCCTTCAACTGTACCGGGCTCTCGCTCGACTCCACTACACCTGCCATTAACACTCACTCTCCTATGATCGATATAAAGACAAAATGTAAGGAGTGCCCAGATCTCTTACCCGGACACTCCCCTCTCAGACACCTGCACGGTGGTGTTTACTATTAAGACTCCATTACCTCTCCGCCGGCCAGCTTCTTCTTACGCTTGATCTTCAGCATGTAGACCAGATCCGCTCCGTTCATCACATGGGTACTCATGATGGTGTAGTCATACTGAGCGGTGATGGCGGTCATCTTCTTCGCCACATCCTCCGGCCTTCCTCTTACATCCACGAAATCATCCGGTGCGTAGTTCCTCATAGTCTCACCTCTTTCTCGGCATCCCTACAATGCCTTGATTTAGTCTTTCCAGCCTTGATTCTTGCAGGTGCGGTACTACTACAGATTCTCAACAAAAGCGGGGCGGGCCCCGATGCTGAGAACCGAGTACGAACGAGAGGCGTACAGGGACAACCCGAACAGCCCCGCAGCACCGCCGTAGTGCCAGTTGCCACCACGGCGGGCAAGAGTCTCGGTGTAGCTGTTCGCTCCACCTGCTGCCGGACACCGCACATACATATTATCCCCACCGTGGGCGTTACCACCGGCAGACTCCGGCGCAATCCCTAGCAATGCGCATATCTCCGGGAGGGTAGCCACATTCACGCCGTCCGGCGCCACATCATCAAAATCATCATATACCGAGTTACTGTCTACTGTGTGATTCGTGGTGGATAGGTCGATTTTCATATTTATGCTTCCACTTACGCCCGAGGGATTCCAGTGGAGGGTGGCTCCTGCTCCTGTATCTGCCCCGTTATTGTCTCCGTCAGAACTAAAGGTAACTTCTGGCGTTGTAATAGCCCCATTCACATCGAGAGCCTTCCACAGAGCAGAGTCACGAGTCAGATCTTTCGTGCTGTCCGCTGCGTCATTGTCCTCGATGACCTGTATCTCTCCTGCCGCCTGTCGACATCCTGCCACCCATTCCCACACATTGCCATTGAGATCATACACACCCCATGGAGTGCCGTCATGACTCCATGTTATCGGGCCAGTGCCCCCGCCCACACGGGCAATCTTCGAATCATACATGTACGTGGGTACGCCGTAATATTCGGGCGAGGCCGTATCGCCAGTATCCTTGCCGTAGTCGTTGTTCCCCTTGGGCTGATAGGCGTGGACATTCTTGCTTATCAATGAGAGCAGCGCCCATTCCGCATTTGTGAGCAGGTGGAAGCCCGTACCACCATTGCCGCAGTAGGCAAAGGCATTGTCGAAGGTCGGGTTATTGCCCATGGCCTGTCCACCCACAAGGGAGGTATAGCTCGATGAACCACCCATAACATCTACACCGTAGAGGGATACCCCTATGTGTTTGGAGTTGCTGTAGACACTGGCAGCCTGGTATTTCCCGATGTAGATGTAGGAATTTATCTTGCCGTTCACATTGAAGGCATAATGCAAATTCTGGTCTGTCGAACTGGCAAGGACATCACATTTACGCAATGCTGATATTCTAACCATGATTGAAGGAAAATACTTGCCGTTTCCGTCAGTCACCCACTTTATTGTGTTCTTTGCACCACTGAGTATTTCCATCTTCTCAGTCCATTCGACACGTTCATCCGAACTGGCAAATCCTGCCGTACCCAGTTGTATCACCCTGTTGGTAAGTGCCTGCTCGAAACCCCTCCGCATATAGTCCTGTGTCGCCACGGGGTAACGTAACGCACAGCCGAGGGGTGCGTTTATCGACCAGTTAACGTTCTTAAAACCTAAATTCTTCCATCCCATTTATATTTCCCCCCTTTCCAGTGCCGACGGTGAAGGTGTTGGTGTTCTGCGTTTTGGTGGCTGAGTTGTTAGCCCAGCCGAAGTTCTTAAAGCCTTTGTTAGACATCAGATCTCCACTCTCCCCTTCGATCTTCTATGTGATTGAATCTTATCGTTGAACTCAACGAAATGATCTAAATCCCTACCACTACTGAACTATTCCTATGTGATGGCTATGTGATCGTGAAGCCGGAATAGCAAAAAATATGGGGTATATATGAGGGGCTAAAACACACACACGTTTAAAGCGAATGGGGGGCATCGGGTCCGCCAGGTCAATGATCCCCAATATGGGACCCGTTTCCTGACATTTATTTTATCCATTTCCCGAAGTCCTATAACATATTATATGTTGCGTTGGTATCACTGACTTTATCCATAGTGAATTGAGGTAATGTTAACCCGGGTAACCCTTTGGTGTGTTAGAGATGTACCTTATATTGTTTTAGCACCCTAACAATATGTACTTATTCACTCATTCTTAACTTAGTTCATTGTTCCTAATGCCTAACACTATGTCAGTATGGTTAACCTTGAGTTAGAGTTGTTGAACTTGTAAAAGGTCACTAAAAAACTCCCTGAACTGTGATAAGCCCAGGGAGTAATATGTCAAGTGAATGACTGCTGATATTCTGTTGTGAATGTTTCTCTTGATGGAATGAAACTCGCTACTCTAGAAAGAGCTGCTATCCTGGTTCGTTTACGCTTATTTTAGCCCGGCTAAAATTCTGTTTTTCTCCTGTATCGCCAGGAGCTTATTAGCCCGAACCCTTTTTATTCTCTGCCTTCTTGCGAAGACTGCCTTCGAGCCTTTTTTCTTAGTGTGGCATGCCCAACAGAGACAGGATAATTTCTTGGATTCTCTGGAGATCGGGACGAAGTGAACTAGATCATCATCGAAGGTTTTACCGCATACCTTGCACTCTTTTAAAGCCATATTGAAAATTCGCCTCTTTTCTCAACTGGCTCGAAATGGGATAATCGAAGGCGTGACATGCAGCCGTCCACGGCGTAGATTATACCATATTAAGGGTTAAAATTTGGGTATTTCAGTCGCACGTAACTACCCCGGCAGGGTATTACTTTGCCTGCTTCGAATCTTCTGCTCCCCTGCGGCTACTGAATTGTTACCGACTTTCGCACAATTTAAAAATGAGCCTCTAGACCTATATATTAACCTACATTTTTAGGACTTTTGGCCCATATGGCTTTTGAAAAATGAGAGACAATATACATGTACAAATGGTTTCAAAACGATACAGGGCAATTTCCAACAGCTCCACCATGTACCAGGTAAAGAAACAGCGATCAGAACGAAACAGCGGAAAAACATATTCTGAAGGGAGTGGAAACAATGTATAAAAGAAAACCGATAGCAATTATCAGATTTTACGGTCAGTTTATCGACATGAAATTATGTAATGGCCGGGTATGTGGTTCGACAAGAGAAGACCCGATGAATATTACATTTTCTGACCTGAAACCAGTTCCACAGCTTGACCGGAACTGTGCAAGGTCAATCATAAAAAACGCCATTCACAAGTACCCGGAGAACTACCCCGAGCTAATAGCATACTACGGAAATGATCATTTTGAAGAGATAACCGGATTAATGCCAGGATTTTAGAAGGGAGTTATTAAAATGACCATCACAAAACAGACATTCAACAGGATCCTGGAACAGGCAAGGCGCGAGCAGGTCAAAACTTGTCCGATATGCCACCACGAGTACAAAGAATACTGTTACTGGTGCGGATATTCTGAAGACAAAAGGGAGGAAATAATATTATGAAAAAGGTTATTGGATTCTGTGAGTTTAGCGAGGCATTCAGAGACATGAACAGGGAAGATAATTTCAGCTATGAAGGTTTAAGGGCCCTTTTCGACTACATAACAGAATACGAGGATTCTACAGGTGAAGAAATAGAACTTGATGTTATCGCCCTTTGTTGTGAGTTTACCGAATATGAGGACCTGGAAGAGTTCCAAGAAGACTATGGCGAAGAATATGAAAGCGTAGAAGACATTGAATATCACACCACAGTTATCATGCTCGGTTCTGATCTTGATGACGGCTTCATAATTCAAGATTTTTAGGGAGGGGAGAATATAAAAATGGCACAAATGGGAAAAGTATCCGGAAGAGCAACGGCGATAATCTCGGAAGAAGGTTATACAAAGGTTATTTATCACTCAACGTGCGTAGTCAAGTGGAACCAGGAAAGGATCATTCTTGACAGTGGGAAATGGCAGACTGCTACAACAAAAACCCGGATGAACCAGGCCAGCAATCAATTTGATTTGGGGTACAGGGTATTCCAAAAAGATTATGAATGGTTCGTTGAGTGGAAAGGAGAAACGCTGGAATTTTTCGACGGGATAGAACTACAGAGAATGACAAAGATCGAAAACGCAAAATTTACGGGCTCCACCTGGATGGATGAAGTTCTTTTTGACGCCGACGCAACAGGCCTTCCCAGAGAGTGGGAAGCCTTCACGCAAATGTTAGCGAACGCGAACGATCCAGCGTTCCCAGCGTTTGAGACCGAAGAAGAGACCGACGCTGCATACAACTCCGCATGGGAAACCATGCAGAGGTTCATAGAAAACCAGAACTAGCACCACCGCCGGGCCTAGCCCGGCACCTGGTTGAATACCCGGCCCCTTGACGTGGGAACCAGGCTTGAAACCGACGAAGACCGGGAAACAGGGAGTTGATGCCAATAGTTTATATTATCGCCACAGCGTTATTACTCTTTGCACTGGAAACAACGAGGAAGACAGGCAGACAGACAACCGGAGACATCATACAGAGCAAAGCACCTCTTTACATCATTTCTACCATAATAGCAGGAATTTTATATTATTTAGGGAGATGAAGTCATGATAATCGAAATCAAACGCAATCCATACGCAGTATCAGCAGTTTGCAGGAAACACGAAGCGATCATAAGAACGAACCGCCGGAACCTTGAAATATTCCCAGCTCCAGGACATGCAGCCATACCGCAGAGGATCCTTACTCCCATGCTGAACATGCTATCCCACGAGGTAGCGAGGATGGAACGAGAAAGATAAAGCAGCCCAGAGCAAAAAGTAAGACCCGGTTTGATAGCCGGGTCTTTTTTATTGCCCTTTATTTGCCCTGTAAGGCCCCTATCTTGAAAAAGGCATGTATTGATACCTATTTTGATATGGACACCCCACAGCGTTGATCTATTCTTGGCTCTGGAGAAATCCGGAGTTATTTCCAGACCCCTTTTCTCCCCTCCGCTATTCTTCTACGGGCGTAACATCGATCCTGCCGGATATCCGTACCCCCTGTGCCGTTCGGTAAGACTTACGGGCGTACTGCTCCATTTTCCTCAGCTGTGACGATCGTGGCCTCTTCAGGTTCTCAATGTTGAAATCCCTCACCGCACCCATGGGTATCATGACCTCACGGGAGGGGAATCCCTCTGCCTTGCACCGCATCCGTATGTCCAGCGATACGTGCCTCGTCATTGCTTAGCACCTGCCTTTCTTGAGTAGGTATTGCTTCCGTTGGCTTAAAAGCCTGTTCAACGCCTCTTCAATAACCTCATCGGATGTCACCTCGCAGTTGAGTAATTGACAGAAGGAGACCTTGAGGTCCTCAAGGCGTAGCTTTATCCCGAACCCCAAGATTTCAGGAGGTCCCACGCAGGGAGGACTGTATGGACCCGAACGAAGGGAAGGAATAAGATCCTCTGGGAAGGAGGTCTTCTCTGCAACCTCCTTGACGTACGAGTCCGTCCACCACTCAGGTATTATCACCATTTTAGCCATTCTAATATCTCTCCAAAGACTTGATGTCGCCACCTGCATCGCCAGATAAAAGCTGACCGTCTATCCCGTTGACCAAAAAATTTCTCGCATAAGAATCGAACTGTGCATTAAGCACTCTTTTGCTCAACATGTCGACCGCAAACTGGAGCCACTGTAATGTTGCGTAAGCACAGTTTAAAGGGACTCTGGCTTCTAATCGCACATATCCTTTCTCTGCCCTCACCTTGGCTAGTTTAGCCATTATTTTCCCGTCCTATACTGGTATATGGTCCCGTTTATCTCTACCCTGTCACCATTGTTCAAGGCTGGAGAATTCACTGACCAGGATACGGGGACGTTAAATGACGACGGCTTGCAATGGACCATGACAAACCGTGGAGACTTCATCTCGTCCTCTTTCCCTGTATCCCGTACCATCACCGCATCGAGTTTATCCTCCAGTTCCTTGACCTTCTTTTTCAGCCCCTTGTTGTGTGCCTCAAGGCCGTGAATTCTGTTCAGATGCTCCCGTTTCTCCTTGAGCATTTTGCCGTTCTGAGAGGCGTAGACTTCGTTCTCCTTCTCAAGAGCCTTGACCCTACCTTGTAGCCTTGCCTCTTCTGGAGAGACTGTCTGCTGTTGGTACATTAAATCCTTGGTCAAGCGCTCTATTTCCATTTTGCACCGCACGACTTCAGACTGTTTCTCTTTCCCGAACTCTTGAAGCCTCTTTATCTCGGTGTTAAGGTCGATTGCGTTCCGGTACGTCACCTTCCACTTGCCGTCAAGGAGAGGCTCAATGGCCTTCTTGACCGCCTCATCGATCAACTGGACTATGCTCTGCTCGTTCAGTATGCCCACAGGCTCGGGAGCCTTGTCACATGCCATGTCCATGAGCTTCTTGATCGTGCAGTATGCCCATGCCTCGTCCTTTGTCGCGCTGACTCCCATCTTGGCCTTCAGACTGGCCATGTGCTGCTTGTATCCTGCCATCTATTCATCGACCTCCTCAAAAAGATAAACTTGGTTCTTCTCCTGCAGATCCTCTTTCGCAAAACGGGCTTCAAGATCCTCTACGGTGAGATAATGATTGAAACCCAACTTCGGCTCGATTGCCCTGTCCCATTCGAGCATCTGCTCCCATAGTTCCGGGAAATACTTGCGGACTTTTCTGACCCCTGCCAGGGGTTGGAGTGGGCAACAGTAACACGATACCCTCGGGAATATATCGTACAGACCGCCCCAAGAAAATCCTCTTTCCAGGCAATACTCCAAGGCTATTTTTTCGGTGACTCCCCACTCGACTAAGGGGTAGGCTCGTTCTCCAGAACGAGCCTTTGAGGACACGCTATTAGCCCTGCCTGCCTCATCAGAAGCTATGCCCACATACCACAAACAGTCAACATGGTCTTTATAGAGAGCATCTAATTTCTGTCGGGTACACCATCTTCTGAGGGCACTAGGCCAACCGTTCCCGACCCTATGCACCTTCCCCTTATTGGGTCCTTCCCTGGCCACAACTTCCTGGTGCAGCATCCAGTGGACGAAGGGTTTAGCTGGCCGGACCACATTGACCTTCCTGCCCGTATACTCCTCGACTTGAGCGATATGATCGTACATCTGCGGAAATTCCCACCCCGTGTCGAAGAAACGGATCTCATCTACCGGCCAACCCTTCTCGAGGAGCATGAGGAGCATGGCAGTCGAATCCTTGCCTCCGCTGAATGACACTATGTGGCTCATTCCTCTACCTCCTCGCCGAATATGTACGGGTACATCCTCTGCAGAATGAAGTCCCGCAGCTCGTAATACTTGCTCTTGCTTCCTATGCCCAGCTTCACCATGACCTCCTCCACCGAGTGCTTCATCGGACTGAGGTAGCGGAGATGAAGGAACTGACCGAACCCTGGATCCTGCTCGCACAGGTCCCGGATGCCCTTGAGAGTCCCGTTGTAACGGTTCACCTTGAACTGGTAGGACTTGTCCCTTATCTGCTCGGCCAGGTAGAACTCACAGATATTGCTCCCCTTCCCACCCTGTACGGGCGTGTTCTGGGGTATACTGGGCGGAAAGCAGAGGCCCATGATATATTCCTCATGTTCGCAGATCTCCTTGTACATTCCCCGGAGATCCGACAGATACCCCTCCATGTAGACTATGTCGTAGGGCCTCAGCTTCGTCAGGACCTCAGGCATTTCCAAGGAACTCCCCTATCGTCCGGACTCCCTCTTTCCTCTGGTTCACCGCTCGTCTGCCGTAGGTCAGATGCCAGGTCGCACAGGGCTTGCCGGTGTGGGGAGTGATGAGACACTTGGCAGGAACCCACGTCTTCAGAAAGAGCTTCTGCGGAACAACCTTGTCCACGTATATTCCGTGGATCTGATGTACCCACTTCTGGTTCAGGGGGAACCGCTCGTTCTGGAGATACATGCCCTTCACCTCGATGATGAAAGGATGCTCCTCGTCCACCCTCCGGAATATGCTGTTGCCGTCGAGGAGACTACCCTTCACAGGCAGTACCATGTAGTCAGGAGTGTAAACGTGAGGCTTGAGGAGCGTGCGTTCCCTCGTCTTCGTCTTTGTCTTCAACTGGATGACCTGGGTATACTTCAGTCCGTCGTAGAGCTTGAAGGAGTAGGGATGATAGCTGAATGTCTCCACCAGCCCGTGTTCCTTCGCCTCGCACAGCCAGTGATAGAACTCCATCTCCTCCTTGCTGTCGAAGTTTATACCGTCGGCCTTCCACTTCTTCGGTCTCTGGCGAGTTCCCATGGCCTTACCACCACACCTTGCTCAGGGGCTTGGTCTTGTACATGACGGCCCCGCCTATGTTGACCACCATGAGCACCCTGGTCTCCCTTGTGATAAACCTTCCGCCGAAGGGGAGATCGTTCTTGTCCTCGTCCTCGGGGTAACCGATGATGTCCCTCACATCCTGCCCCGGCTTGATGGTGGCCACGAAATGACCTCCCTGGTAACGTCCCTTACTGTCCTGATAACGCACGATCTGATCGGTCACGATAAACACCTCCATAGGATTAATGCTCCGAGCGATATTATTGCCGGCCTAAACAACATTCCTGTCGGGTAAAGTCCTCCTACCGGGATCATGGCTTCAATCCCGAGGAATACCAGATACACGCCGATAAAGAACATGATACATTCCATGTTACCTCCTCCCGTCCAGAAGATCCGCGAGCTGGTGCAGGGTGAAACACATATTGGTCCCCAATTGGTCCTTGAACATCCACATCGTCGTCTTGCCGTTGATACGGGACACGAAGGTCAGGTCGTAATCCACACGCTGCTTGTTGTTGATGTACTCGTGCCTCTCGTACCTGCCCCCGGGCTCCAGGTTATCCGCCCATTCCTTCGCATCGTGGAGCCTGTTCGACAGCTGTGTCTCGTTGAGGGACTCCAGCCTTTTCACCTTCCGGGTGGGGACCTGCCCCATCCCCCATCCTCCGGGGTACTCCTTGAGCCCTAGCACTTGCGTACACTCCCCAGTGGGTTCACGATGGATATGTCGCAGGCCCTGGCTATCTCCCACGGATCCACCTCTTCCGGTATCCATGCCAGAGCCCTGGTCGGATCGATAGCATCCACCACCGCCCACTGCTTGCGCCTCTTTATCTTCGTAATCATGAGGGTATGTTCTTCCTCCTGCCTCGATATTCTGGAACTGAGCATGCAGGCGAATATCCCTATGCTCCCGAACAACACTATCCCGACCATTACTGCGATGTACTTGCTCATTACCTATTCCCCCTTCAAGGCTTCGTGTATTTCACGTTTTATCTGCACCAAGTCAACCTGTGCGTTTGCCTCCAAGTGCCACAAGTGCCATCGGTCACTGTTGAAATATTTATCCAGTCTTTCGAGCATTGTGCGATACCTGTCCCGCTCGGCTTCCAGTTCTCTTATTCTTTGTTCCGCTTGATCCAGCCCATCTTGGTATGCTTCCTGCCCAGCTTCAACGGCCCATTCTTCGTCAAGACACATCCCCGTCACCTCGGAGTGCTTTCCATGCCATTTCTCTGGTATCCTGTTCATCAGAGTATTCTAGTATCTTCTCCAACGCCAGCTTATACCTATCCCGCTCGGCCTGGAGCTGGTTAACGACATCTTCCCGGACATATTTGCAGGCTTCATCATCATACACAGCTTCTTCTATGGTGTTACAGGGCTTTTTAAACGCAATTGCCTCTGATATATTCGGGAACCCCTCTGCATCCGCATCCCCAAAGTCTACGATTATCCGCTCTGGAAATTTTCTACTCACGCATCCCCACCTCCCAACTCGTTGCGGGCTTTATCTTGGTCTGTTATCTCCCGTAAATATCGCTTGTGTCCGCATTTAGGACAGATTGTTTGCGGCGAGTTGAAGTCATAGTATCCACACTTAGGACATTTAATACTAACCATCATTCCCCCTCCTTCCATTTCAGATACCAATTACAAATAGCTTCGGGTAACTCAACACCGCATCCTCTGGCTATAGTAGTGTATCCGCTTGTATGAGCCTGTCGTTGCATAACTCTTACCTCTGAACCAAGTGAACTGATATTGATTTCGATACAACACCGTGGAACATTTAACGCTTCCTCCACCAGCTCCATACACGCATCCATGCTGGTGTCGTATTCGGGTATCCATGCCTTGCATCCCCGGTTTTCATCATTGGCTATGTTGTCGGGTATCCTGCCTATCCACCTCTGGGATTGCTCATCCCACTCAATCTCTGCCCAACCCCTCTCCTCGGCAACTTTCAGTCTAAGGTCAGTCATCGTCGGTCGCCTCCTGTTTAACAGGCCCATTCTCACATATGTGGAACTCACAACATTTACGGCACTTGAAAACATTTACGGCTTCAGAAAAATTCTTCACTTCAACCGTTTCACCTTTTGCCGGACAATAAAACACCATCGCCCCTACACCTCCAGGAGTTCCTTTATAAACTTTATCTCCATCTCAATTCCCCTCCCTCATGCTTTCACCCGTGAAGGCTACTACCGTCCCGCCCTCCATGATCCTGTCGGAGACACGGGGAGTGTACCTCTGCTCTATCTCAACCAGCCCGAGGTTGGTGGTTATCACCGTCGCCCTCTGACTGTGGTATCTCTGGTTTATGAGGTCGTTTATCACAC